TAACCCCCACCCCCATCACAAAGCCAAACTTTTTATCGAAAAAGGATATACAAGGGGGGCGTAGGGGGAACCCCCTCCCCCGCGGGGGGCTTGGCTTTCGGGGGCCCCCTTATTATATTTAGGTATAATAAAATAAAAACACATGGAAAAAACAACAGGAAAACGGGGTAGGCCAAAAGGGTCTGGTAAGAAAGATAAAATAGAAAAAGTAATCTCCATTTCCCCTTCAGGAGGAAAAAAAAGAGGAAGAAAAAAATTAGAAAAAATTAAAGTTGCCCCTGTAGAGGTATCACTGGATGGAGAGGTAGAAGGAACAGCGGTGGAGAAGTTGAAGGTGTTTTCACTCCAGGTCCAGAAGATGAATGACACTCTGGACCACGAGCCCTACAGGATGGACCTGCGCCAGCGCAGAACGGAGGTCATAGCGCGCATGTGCTACTTGATTGAAACGCTATAACAGCGGGTTACTTGACAGACTAGGCGCCGTGCGGCAACTGCGGCGCCTAGGAGGAACAAGCGCTTTATCCCTAGGGAGAACAAGCAGGGAGAATGGGTAGGAGGATCGGGTAGGGCTTGGCCTAGGGGGAAAGGGATGTTATATTTAGGAAAATAAAAATTAAGGTTATGGAAGATTACACTAGGGAGATCAAGCTGAAGGTAGCTAAGTTAATGGTGGAAGAAAAAAGAGCATGGGAAAACACCTACAAGGACAGGGAGCCAACCCAGTTTGAGAAGGACGCCTACGAGATGTACAAAAATGAAAAAGAAGAGGAGATTCAAAGAACCATTCCCCACGGCCAGAAATTGACTATCTGCATAAGTGGGTGCGCCAAAGGGGAGCTATGCCACTCAGACATTGAGTTCTCACTCAAGGAAGAATTTAAGGCAGGCGAAGGGATCCAGTATGACAGCGAGGGAGGTCAGTTTTGGGTGTATGTTAAGCCATCACTAGTGCAGAAGGTGTTAAGGCATATTGATTATCACTTCCCAGGTCAAATAGACCTGAATGTAAGCCCAAATGATTATGCTAATAACCCGTGGTTCCAGAATTGGGCCCAGGCTGAGAGATACTTGGCAGCCAACTAGAGACAGTGGTGGGCGCCGTGGCGCCTGCTCTTTTTTCTAGTCTGGTTGATCCTCAATTACTACTAGCTTCAGTGATTTTCGGCATCGAGCCAATGTGTCGTCTTCGCGATTGAAATTCTATTATAAATATATAAGGGAGAAACCTTTGTCACCTTTTGTTTGGCTCCTGTATAATTGTTTGTTATGTTTAGCCATAATTAAAAAACATAAAAATATGGAAAAGTTTAAAAATGTGGTTGATGCAAATGTTGGAATTGGAAATGTTATTAATGGGTTGATTTTAGGTAATATGGAGACAGATTATACAAGTTATGAGATTGGAGAGAAAATAGTTTATAATTTTATGATGGATGATGATTTTAGTTATTGGGAGGGATTAAATAAAAATGAGATTAAGGAGTTTGTAGGTGAAGGTGTTTGTTTAGAGGATAAAGAGTTAAGTGATATTTGGGGGAAGGATATTTGGTATAATGTTAGTATTAAGAATTATAGTGAATGTGAGAGTTTAATAGTTGAGTTTTTGGCAGATGAGACTATGTGTGAAAAGATTTAGGTAAGAGGGGTTTAACCCCCTCTCCACTCATGTTTGGCTTTGCGGAACAGGGATGTTATATTTAAGTATAATTAAAAATTAATAACACATGACAGTACAAGAATTAATCGAAGAATTGACCAGATTAAAAGATGCAGGATTTGGTGAAACAGAATTAGTATTATCAGTTACAGACCACACTGATTGGACTTATAATTTAGATTTTCCAGGATTTGAAATTGGTAATGTGTTTGATGATGATTTTGATGGTTTAACTGATTATGGTATTTGTGAGGTGAGTATTTAAACTCCCTCACCACTTTGTTTGGCTCTCGGAGAGAGTGATGTTATATTCAGGTATAATTAAAAACACATAAAAATGAAAAGAACGTATTTATTTTTCCCAAACCCACAAGACATTTATTTCAATTTTAGTATTACTTGTTATAGAGAAGATTTAAACCAAGAATTACTTAACGAAGAGTTGTTGGATCCAGGTATGAGTTATATACAAATGGGGTGGGTTATTTTTGAGGATGGTAAAATGATACAAGGGTAACTTATGTTACCTCTTGTTTGGCCTTCAGGTCAGACGATATTATATTCAGTTCATAATAATTAACACACACAAATGAAAAATTTAGTAATTGCAAAAAGAGGTAAAGGTCGCCCAAAAAAGAACCAACCGGTTGCTCAAGTAGCGTTCGACCCAAAATCAGTTCAAATATTTAAAGGATCAGATTTGACGTTTGGTGAAGCAGTATTTCGCCCCATGTCGACTGGAACGTTAATGGATTCGATTTTATCAACAGATAAGGGTTTGATGCCAGCTGTTAATATGATTATCTGTGGTGGTCCAGGCTCTGGTAAGAGTACAGTAGTGTTAGATATGTTGTCTAAACTTGCTTCTAGAGGTAAAAAGGTATTGTTTGTAAGTGGTGAGATGGACGAAATTGGTCACTTCAAATATTGTAAACGTATGCCTGGTTTTAAAGTGGTTCCAACATTGTTTTTGAAGAACTATACTGAGACAGTTAAGGAAACTATGGAGTATGTGTTCGACCAAGGTTATGATGTGATCGCAATTGACAGTATTGCGGAGGTAATTGAAATGTATAAGGACACTTACCGTACAACTGAAAGCGCTGCGGAGTTATGGTTTTTGAACTTACAATCGGCAGTTAAGAAAGGTGGTAACAAATTAAAAAAGTATACATCATTCATTAATATTCAACAAGTAACTAAAGCAGGTGATTTTGCAGGTAGTAACCGATTGAAACATATGACTGAAGCAATGTGTCATATTGATCGAATTAAAGGTAGTGATAGTAGAAAGATTTACTTTAGTAAAAACAGAGATTGTGATACTGAATCATATATCAAATATAGAATTGGATTCAGTAAGGTAGAGTACAGTTTGCCAGATGCAGACGACGAGGAATAAAAGTGTGTGTTTTTTAATTATAGGAAGGGTGGGCCGTTTACGGCCCCTCTTTCGTGTTATGTTTGGCCTCTGGGAAGAATGATGTTATATTCAATCATAATTAAAAAATATAAACATATGGCAAAGATTATCAAAACAGCAACAGTTAAAAAACCAAGAGCAAAACGTTCATTTAAAGTAGGGGAATCAGTTAAATGGTCCACAATTGAATTAATCCGAAATGGTCTTTTTGGGGAAATAGATTGGGTAGGAAAAATAGTTAAGGTAAGACCCACTACGGTCCATTGTATAGATAAAGATGGAGATATATGGTCAGTGAATAAAAAAGAGGTTTATAATGTGTAACCTCTTGTTTGGCCTAACGGGACAGGGATGTTATATTCAGGTATAATTAAAAATAGATATATGAAAAATTTAGTAATTGAACCAGGTAAAAGAGCAGAACAATCAATCCACGCCCGTGTTGGCTGGTTAATCGGATCTATTAAGGGTGCTATTTCTTACTCCAATATGGATGAGACGGCTTTTAAGGTGCTAGTAACGGCTTTAATGGAGGTACTAGACCCAAATAACGCCTTTGACGCACTTCAGATTAAACAACTTATAGCCGTTGCTGAGCAGAAAGGATTTAATGTTTCAGAAGTGGTAAAAGAAGTGAATCTTATCCACGAATAAGTTTGGCTATGTTAGGATTGGATGTTATATTAAATCATAAATAATAAAAACAAATAAATAATAAAGGTTATGTCACAAAAAGGAAGACCAATCAAAGAGGGTAGCGCACGTCAAGCACGTCTAGCAGCCCGCGCAGCACGAGCTGCAGCAAATGGAGGAGTTATTAAACGTGGACGCCCAGCCAAACCAAAGGCAGAGCAAACAGAAGCGGCTACTCCAGAGGCGTAAGCCTCAAATGGCCGGGTGGTGGAACTGGTAGACACGCAGGACTTAAAATCCTGTTGCCAGTAACGGCAGTGCGGGTTCGATTCCCGCCCCGGCTACAAATGCCCTCTTGTTGGAATTGGTAGACATCAATGACTTAGGATCATTGGCTGTAAGGTGTGGGAGTTCGAGTCTCTCAGGGGGTACAAAGGAAGCACAAGAGAGTCCTTAATGCGCAAAGAAGATCCTTGTTGTACAGCTCGGAAAGACGAGCAACTAGTCAGGTGGGCGTAATGAGGGACGGTCCCAAATCCATTTAATGGTTGCTTATCCGGTTCGAGTCCGGCCCTGACTGCGAGGAGACTGTTACTAATTCATAGAACCCCTAAGTGCGCGGTGCGTAGAATTAGAATATAGTCAGGTGGCGGAATTGGTATACGCTAGACAGAGTAGATGGAATAGGAAGTACAACGAAATTCTCTGTAAACCCATCATACAGGTTCGAATCCTGTCCTGACTACACAAATGCCAGTAGTTGATTATGAGACTAAAGGGTTGATTATGAGACATTTAATCTGGTAATAAACGAGGAAGGCCCTTAGGCAAGGCTATATCAGCGGGAACGTAAGCCTGCTAGACGAAAAACCACTTACTCATGGGATTCGAACGCGATGCAAAGCGCCCCTAACCGAGGCATGGACCTGATCAGTTCATGCCTCACCCCTTCTTAAGGATAATTTGGCGATTTAAAATTTTATCGTATATTAGATAATATAAATAATTAACAAATTAAAGTTATGCGTAAATTAAATCGTACAGCAAAATTGGCGTTCTACAATGCACGTCAACGTAAAGGTGATACTACTCGCCTAGCAGAGACTACTGGTTACTCAGTTAGCCATGTGTCAAACATCATTAACGGTCGCCGTTCGGTGAACCAAGACGTAGCAAACGCTATGTACAATATGTCTCGCCGTCGTTTGAAGACGATCGAACTAGTGGGTTAATACCCCAAGCCATGTGTGTGTTTTTGCAAGTGGGACCCAAAGGGGTCCCACCTTGTTTCCATGTACCTTCCTTAAAGACCCATGTACCATTATTTGGCTTTTGGGGTAAAATTTATTATATTTAGGTATAATTAAAAAATATAATATTATGGAAAGATTAGAAATGTTAAGAGGAATGTTTGTTAAGTGTGGTAATGGGGTTTTTGTAATGAGAATGGATGATAAGGATAGATTTAGAATTTGTAGGGTTAATGGAAGGGTGAATTGGGTTAAATGTAAAAAGATATTAAATGATAATAATATAAGTTTTATAGAAGGCCATGATGGATATGGTATGATGTTAGGTAGATGTATTGATTTTGATTTTAAAGGGGTTTAACCCCTTGCTTGGCTCTGTGGGACAGGGATGTTATATTCAATCATAATTAAAAACAGGTATATGTATAGTTTAAATTGTTCGTATTACACAAAAGAATTTGGATCAATAATTGAATTGATTGATGATGTTATTATGTCAGGTATGGACCCGAATTATGAGATAACATTTAACGGTGAGGGTATAGAAGAAAAAGCAATCGATTATATAGTATTTTAAATTGAAAAACATGGACTACGAAAAACACACAGACGAAGTATTAGAGCGCTTACAGGCACATCAGATCCTAGAGATACTGAATACGGCTAACCAGTCAATAGGTAAGGCGCTTGAGTCAATCCAGGAACTAGAGCATAACGCGACAATGTATCTAGACTTAAGACCAACTCAGGAAATAACAGATGACATGAATGCTCTTCATTTACACCTACACTTCCTACAGTCAGCCAAGACGTTCGCTAAGGAGGAAATCAAGGAAATAGGGTTTTACCTTAATTAACCTTTTGTTTGGCTCTGCGGGACAGGGATGTTATATTCAGATATAATTAAAAAATATAAACACATGAAAACATTTAAAGTAGAAGAAACGGTTTTAAAAACAGTTAAACGAGTTTATTTTGTGGATGCTGAGGATGAGGAAGCAGCGGTTCACCGAGTGATGAGCGATGGGAAGGACGTTGATGAGGAGGATGAAGTGGATGAAGAGGTAATTGACTATAAGGTAAAGAAATACAAATTTAAGTAACCTTAAGTTTGGCTTAGGGGGATTAGGACGTTATATTTAGATTAATAATAAAAACAGATAACATGACAAAAGAACAAGCAGAAGAATTTTTTAATCAATTGGTTAAATTGCAAGAACAAATAGATAGTTTAAAACAAGAAGCATACCCAGAAACAGATTGTGATGGGACTTGTGGATGTGGATGTGATGAATCACCAGTGGAAACAGAAGACGAAGGACCAGAATTTGATAGTGCTGGTTTCAGTGAAGCGGATCGAATAGTAACACCTCAACAAGCAAACACAATTGTGTTCACCAAGAAAGAGCTTATTGACTTCGCTTTTAAGTTGATGGACCGGACAGTAGACGCTTGTAAGGAAGCAGTCGCAGACACTAGAATTGATGTGGACGATGTGGTAGAACTAGAGCTAGGATATGGTTACCATATTGAAGTTGAGTTAAACCAAGACAGACTTGTTAGTGATATTCAAGCTGAAATTATCAATACAGTTGATTTAGATAATGATTCGATTGAGGTAGAAGTGGATAATGTTTTAACAGAAATGTTAAACGAGAAAAACAGTTAGACTTTTCATGTGTGTTTTTTAATTATACAGGATATGGGCCCATTAGGGCCCTTTCCGCTACCTAGGTTTGGCCTCTGGGAAAAGTGATGTTATATTTAGTCATAATTAAATAACACGAACATGAATAAAACAGAAAGAAGAAAAGCGCTTAACAAGTTAGTATTTGAAATGGTAACGGGTTTAGGTTACGAGGTAGTAGATGATGGGGACGGAGGACGAGTAACATTTATCAAACCAAACCATAAAAACCTTTACGACAGTATTGAGTATCACAGATCATATTTTGACGTTTGTGTTTTAAATGATGCGAGTGATGAGGTTAAAGAGGATAGTAAGACAATTGAGTGGTTTATTGAAACACAAAGAAAATCATTAGATATATAATGTTTGGCCTTCGGGCCAACATTTGTTATATTCAATCAATAATTAAAAATTTTAAACACATGAAAAATCAAAAAACACTTTTGGCGGTTACAGCAGTAATGTTTGCATTATGTACTTCATTAATAGTTAAAATACCGACCCCATCATTACAGATATTCTTTGGAGCAATAGATTTATTTATTATAACATTGTTCGCCTTTATTTCAACTGAAATTAAAAATTATAAAGCATGAGTAAATTTAAAGCAACACAAAACGAACACTGGAATGGATTTCATATCACATTTGAAAACGGTTACACAGTGAGTGTCCAGTTCGGTAAGGGTAATTACTCAGATCAAGGTGAGACTACAGCAGAAGTAGCAGCATGGGGTCCAGACAGGAAATGGGTTAAACTAAGCGAGTATGATGACGTTAAAGGATGGTGTACGCCAAACGAGGTACTTGAAATCATGAACCAAATAGCAAATAAATAACATGGCAGATAATAATACATCAAACGGAATAGGAGTTGGAACAACATTATTTATAGTGTTTCTGATCCTCAAATTAACGAATACTATTGACTGGTCGTGGTGGTGGGTCACTAGCCCACTATGGATCCCAGTAGCACTAGGTATAGTGATCCTAGGTGTTGTAGGTATGTTGATGGGAGCATCTGGAAAGTTTAAAAAGTAGGTCACCTCTTGCTTGGCCTCGCGTATCGTTTTTATTATATTTAATCATAATTAAAAAACATAAATATATGAAACAAAAAAGCACTTATTTAATTTTCATGGACCGTAATGACATCTTTAATTACATTACAATCAAATGTGAAAGTGGAAAATTAAACCAAGCATTAGTTAAAGAAGAATTAATGATGAATGGTAATCATTGGCAAGATTTTAGTTGGGTTATTTTTAAGGACAGTGTTTTATTAGATGCGTATAGTGAGTAACCACTTGTTTGGCCTTCCGATCAGGAGATGTTATATTCAGATATAATTAAAAAATAATAACACATATGAGCTACAGATTAGAAAGCGAAGCACCACAGACAACAGTTGAAAGAACAATTGAAAACATCTTAACCAACAACGGTATCAAGCAGGATGAAATACAATTCCGAGGCCCAGAACGTATGTTGAGAATTGGTTACTGGGAACGCATAAACGAGAATATAATGTCTCAATTATCAGGCCTAATAATGACTGAGATAGACATGTACGATGACGATTGTGGTTATTTATTCAGTTACCAAGTTAATCAATAATTAAAAAACAGATACAAACATGAAAAAATTCACAATTGAATATACTGGTAAAACGATAGACCAGTTTCCAGAAAACAGATTCAATCCATACCCAGCATCAGCACCAGCATGGGAAGTGTTAGACCAAAATGGAGCCTCTAGGTTCGTCGGTCCATATCAAGCATGTGAAAACTTTATTCAAACATATTACCAACGATAATGAACAGATTAATTCAATACATCGAATCCAATTTCGATCGCTTCTCAAACCTAGATGAAAGCGAGGTACTAGAGCTAGATGCTCACTACATGGATGATGACATTGTCAATTATTTGAAAGACACTGACCAATACATATATAAGGGGATCTGTATTTATTATGTTAAGGGTCCTGATGAGGTGCATGTTGAAAATTTTAATGTGGACTAGTTAGTCCTGATCTTCCTGCACCACGGGATCGCGCGTGTACACGTATATATATGATACGGTACATATGCCCGTATACTCCCCTACGCGTTGGTATCCATATACGTGGTACCCGTTAGTCCTGGTGGAATAGACGCACCTTCAACTCGTAAACGATTTTCCCACACCGATTCGTATATACATATATATGCTCCCACAACACACTCACATTTTCGAAATAACCCTTTTGATAACAAATGTGAAATCTCAAATCTCCTCTTTTAATAAAAAGTTTGGCTATCGGGGAATATATACGTATATTTATATATAATAAAAATAAAGGTTATGATATCATCAAGAGCAATTAGAAAAGGTATTACAGTCAAGTTTGACGGTAAAGTAGTAGACAAACCAGCTGTTATAGAAGCGAGTAAAACATGGGAACCTAAGCATGAAACGCTATTCATGAAGTTACTTAAGCAGGGTGGTAAATTCACTGCTAACGGCGTTATAGTCGAAGTATTTCCAATAGAACAAACATTAACATCACGAGGTGAAAAAGATGGTGGTATCATCACTTCAGACCCATTAGCACGATTCTAAATTAAAAATAAATAAATAGGTTATGAAAGAATTTTTTAAAATTATCATCACTACAATTATAGTAGGATTGATTGGAGCAATTGGAATGTGGGGTGTTATCACTAATGAAAGTGATACAGAATTAGGATGGCGGATATGGGGTTGGTTATTAGCAATGGTAATTATTGTTATTCCAACCGCTAGTTTTTGGACTAAACAAGTAGGTAAAGTAATTGATTTAGATGTATGAAAAAAGAATTTGCACCTTATGAGTTAGCGGTTAAACTCAAAGAACTTGGATTTAACGAACCTTGTTTTGGATTTTATTTAGAAGATGGTACATGGACACCTGCTTCTTACTCAAGAGAAGGCACTGTGTATCCTAGCAATACTGACCTGTTACCTGAATGGTGTGCTGCACCACTATTCCAACAAGCATTTAGATGGTTTAGAGAGAAGCATCAACTATATTGTGGTATATTAACAGAATATAGCTATGGGGGACAACTTCACGCATATCATATAACTGGTAAGCGTCAAGGAGATGTATCAATAGGAGGGTTTAATACTTATGAAGAAGCCGAACTTGCTTGTCTTACCAAGTTAATTGAAATTGTAGAGCAAAAGTTATGAAAGACCAATACGTTATCATAGATCTCAGAAACATGGATATCATGAAGGATCAAAGTGGTAATACAATATATTTCAATACCGAAGAAGAAGCATGTAATGTATGTGGTATATATGAGCCTGAAGACGCTTGGGTAATGAAATTAATATATAACCATAAAGAAGAATTATGAAAGAAGACCCACTATTACGTTGGATTGTGTTGTTAGCCTGGTTTGGAGTAATATTAGGAATGCTATTACTAGGCGCACATGTAATAACAAAATTCGCACATCATTAGCCCCGCTCGCGAGGGGATCGTAAAACACAGTAAGCCTCTGAGCTCGTACCAGCTACACTATCATGGTGTAGGCGAATCTCAAGTAACTGTTCTCATCGTATAGGAGATAGGATATTAGTTAGCCTTTGCAAATATCTGACGTCGTTTCCCCACTTTAAAAGGCAACTATTAGTTAACTTTAGTACCCGTACTGAGGACGTAGGGCTAAGTAAGATACAATTCCGTCATGCAGGGAGTAGAATGCTAAAGAGCTAATAGTAACATAGTCAGGTGGCGTTTTGGAAAGCGCAGCACCTTCCAGGGTTGAGACTAACAGCTAATGGCACTCTGCATGATAAAGCTGAAGCAGGTTCGATTCCTGTCCTGACTACTAAATTTAAAATTATGAAATATATTTTCATTATAGGTTTATTATCTGTTATTAATAGAGTACCAGTGAGTAACCACTCAGTTACTCCTACAACCCAATGTAGTAACATAATAATTGGTGACTCACAATCACCATATGTTGATTGGGGTAGTGAAGAGTTTAAACTCATCAACTCTAAACCAGGCTCATCTAGTTTATGGGAAGGTGGTAAAACATTAACTTGGTTATTATCAGCTGTTAAAGCATATAAAATAGATACAACAGTTTGTAATGTAGCTATTTGTATTGGTACAAATGGTGGATTTAATAAAAAAGATAATATATCTGGATTAGTAAATGAATTACATGTTAAGTTTCCAAAAGCTAAACTATTTGTAATTCAAGGCTCTTGGGGTTGGGGTGGTGTCTCAAACAAAACCGAATCCACAGTAAGAGCATATTATTCGGAATTTGAAAAATTAGGTGTTACTATAGTTGAACCACCAATTGGTAAAATTGAACCACATGGTAAAAAACCAATTTATCAAACAATAGGTAAAAATTTAGATAATTTAATATGGCAAAAGTAATACTAGAATTTGAACGCGGAGAAGAAGAAGAAGGAATACACTCTGCACTATACGGATATAGGTATAGAAATTTAATTTGGGAGTTTGATCAAAAACTCCGTAGTGTCTCTAAATACGGAGCCGCCATCAAAGGCAATGGTGAGGCAACTTCTGAAGAAATGGAAGCGTGCTCTCAACTAAGAGACATACTTAGAGAAATGTTACAAGAAGATAATTTAACAATAGAATAAATATGATACAAATTATTTTTTGGGTTGTTTTAACAACTCTACACGCGATAAACGCTCGTTTTTTTAAAGATAAACCAACTGGGTTTTGGTATAAATCATCTTGGTTTTTCTTAGGATGGTCCGCGTTAGCTACATTATATGCTATATGTGAATATTTAACCGCTTAGTATATTTGTATATACGTAGGAAGATATGAAATGGAGGGTCCCATATGGGGTTCTCCATCTCCTTTTAATATTTATTGACATGATAAAACTGACTGATTTACTTGGAGAATTAGATTTACGAGGTGGAGACTTAGATGAAAACATCACCTTAGAACAGGTATTAATTGCGTTCTTAGAAGACTTTCAAATACCTGAAGATGAATTCTTTGAAGATGATGAGTTAATACCTGGTGTTACTTTTAACCCTCGCATACTTAAGAAAACAACTATTATAGCAGATGGTGAATATGAGTTTATAGTACCTTCTTCTTATCGTGGTACTTTATATTTAATAAATACTAAAGGTACTACTTTAGATACTTATGTAGTTGGTCAAGTAGAAGTAGAAAAAATATATGTTAACGCGAATTCTGGTAAGACTAAACCATATCGTTTACCTGGCGCGGAAATAAGTTTAACTTATATTAACCCCAAATATCGTGGTAAAGGTTTAGGTGTTAAGATGTACACTATGTTACTTGATGCTTACAAAACAGTTTTTTCAGATAATATCTTATACCCAGCGAGTTGGAATTTATGGATGAATAAATTAGCTCCTATAGGTTTACAAAGTGGTAATTTTGTAGGGGCTGAAGTAGCAGGGATTATAATCCCACTCACCCCTGAAGATATTGGTAACACTGATTTAATGCAGGGTATAGGGGTAGATCACTTGATTTTAACCATTGAGCCACCTCAAGTATTACTTGATATTAAACAGGCTTTATCGGGGTTATCTTTAACTAAAAGTGACTATGGTATATATGAACCTACTTCAAATCTTAAAGTAACTCGATTGGATGAAATTGTTGATGAATCAGGTTCAATTGAAGAAGTAATTGAGGGCGCTGATTTAATGCAAATGGTTGGTCAAAGAGACGATGATGGGTACTCAATTATAGTAGTGGCTACTCAGGATGCTTTAGCAATTATTCGTGAGGAAGGTGATGATGTTACATTAGAGATTGTGTAATTTTGTAACCTCTCCGGTTAAATGTTTGGCTTCCGGGTGAATTGATGTTATATTTAGATATAATAAAAAATAAAGGTTATGAACGCACAAATTTTTATGATGTTGATTGTTGGAGTTGCAATCATCAGATTTTTCAAAGGATTCAAAAATAGAAAAAAAGAATTTAATGTTAACGAGGAAGTAAATGGGTTCTTCATTCATTTAATTACTACATTTGCTATTTATGGAATTATTACCTTATTTAACTAAGGTTTGGCTCCACAGGAAAAGTTCATTATATTTAAATAAATAAAAAATAAAGGTTATGCCACTAGATTTAAACAACAGTCAATTCCTGACTAAAGAGGAAATTAAAGAAAAAGCAAAATCAATTTTCACAACTGATTCAGCTCCAGGTACAAGTCAAAAATATTCACATATCTCAACTGAACGTATCATAGATGATATGAGTGCTTTAGGTTGGGGTGTAGTTGATGCTAAACAAGTACGCGCCCGTAAAGGTGATGGTTACCAAAAACACCTAGTTGTGTTCCGTAATAATGATTTGTTCATTGAGGGTGAAGATGGTGATAATGTATTTCCACAAATTCTATTAACTAATAGTCATGATGGTAAAAACGCATTTACATTCACAGCTGGTTTGTTCCGTTTAGTTTGTGAGAATGGTTTAGTAATTTCAACTCAAGAATTTGAGAATATGAAGATTCGCCATTATGGTTATGATTTTGAAGAGTTAGAGAAAGTAATCACTAATATGGTTGAAGCGCTTCCACTAGCAGTTGAGTCAATGAATAAATTTAAACAAACTCAATTAGACCAAGAAACAATTATTGAGTTTGCTAAAAGAGCAGTTCAAGTTCGTTTTGGTGAGGAACAAACACAAAATATTGCTATTGATTATAATGACTTAGTAACACCAACACGTCCTGAAGACCGTGGTAATGATTTATGGAGTGTATTTAACACAGTCCAAGAAAAAATTACTCAAGGAATGTTTAATTATACAGTTGGAGCTAAAGTTAGAAAAGCTCGTAAAATTAAAAACTTCCGCCAAGATTTAGATTTAAATGCTAAATTATATGAATTAGCAGCTGAGTTCGCAGCTTAATATATAAATGTTTAAAGCCGGGTTAAGCCCGGCTTTTTCTATTAAAATAAATTTGGCTTCCCAGTAAATAAATATTATATTAATATCATATAAAAGGCGGGATGGACTGGAGATGGTTCCAGCTTGGTCTCATAAGCCAAATGACGCAGGTTCGAGTCCTGCTCCCGCAACTAAATGCTCAAGTGGCGAAAGCGTGGTTTCCATGGGAACCCGATAGTAGACGCTAGATTTTCTAACTCGAAAGAGTGTGTAGGTGCAAGTCCTACCTTGAGTACAATGAGTAAGAGATACTCACCGGTCTTTGGTCTAAGTCCTTAATAATAGACTCGCTTAAACCGGACAGCGGAATGCCGGTTCTTAGGGCTAAAGGCGGCAATCACACCTCCTCCTTCGTAGTGTGACTTTTTTAATGGGGATGCCCTTCAGGTTTCATCAATAGGAAAAAACCGAAATAACTACTCACTAGAATCTCAGGTGGGGAATTTGCGCCCTTAGCTCATTCGGTTAGAGCAACTGACTCATAATCAGTAGGTGCCTGGTTCGATCCCAGGAGGGCGCACTAAATTTATTATTATGTTAATATTAACAGCTGTTTTACTTATTGAGACTATTTTATCAATTACTTATCTTTATACTCTAAATAAACGAGTAAAATATTTAGAAGACGAAATAAGTAGGTTAAAAACACAGAATATAAAACAATTATTAAAGGGTTAATTTGATTGTAAAAGCGGCTTAAAGCCGCTATTTCCCTACTTATCATATATTTATATATATGGATATCGAAGAACTTTTTAATTTATTTAAAAATCCTGAAGAAGAAAAGGATGAAAGTATTCAAATTAACTTAGCTGAATACCCAGCTGTATGGATGGGAATGTTTAAAAAGTTAATATTAAATTATCAGACATTTAGTAAACAATTACTTAAATTTTTTGAAACCTCAGACCCTCAACTTGATATTAATGATATTGAAAAAGCTGGATGTTATATGGTATTCAATAGAGCATTGGATAATTTATCTAAAATAGAAGTTGATAATTCTTTTCATATTGAGTGCCTTAAATTTTACGCTGATGATGATTTTAAAAAGGCTCTTAGCTTAGCTATAGATTATTTTGTATCTGAAGAAGAGTATGAGAAATGTTCATATCTTCAAAAAATTCATGATACAGTAAACTTCTCTTAAAAATAGCTTGGCTTTTATATTTTTACTATTTACATTATAACTACGAGTTATGAGACAATTAATAAACGTAGAGAAAAAGAAATGTGATTAAGGTAACTACGGGTAATGAAATATTCTATTAAAATAATTTACTATGAAAAATAAAAATAATGTTCTACATCAATTAGATAAAATTGATAGTATTACTAATCAACTAAATTTTGTTGTGAAAAATCAACAACCAATTGAAGAATATCTAAAACTTTTAGAGATATTAAGAGAAACTGTAGACCAAACTCGCTTATTTGTTGAATCTGAGCAGACAATATATAACTACTAATATGAATTTAACAGCCGAACAAATACAACAAAACTGGATAGATTTAGAGGAAACTATTAAATTATACATCAGTGAGCCACGTTGTTCACAGTTACTTGATTTCTACTCTAACTACTCAGAACGTCTTATGTTAATGCCAGCAGCTCATAAGAAAGAATACCATAATGCTTTCCCAGGTGGTTACGTAGATCACGTATTACGAGTTATCGATTGTGCTCTTAAACTAAATAATATTTGGGTTGAAATGGGAGTAGACACTTCTACTTACACTAAAGAAGAATTAGTATTCGCAGCTTTAAACCATGATTTAGGTAAAATGGGTGATGAACAACATGATGCTTATATTCCTCAGGATGATCAATGGCGTAAAGATAAATTAGGTGAAGATTATAAATTTAATGACCGCTTAGAATTTATGTCAGTACCAGATCGTAGTTTACATTTACTACTTTCTCATGGTATCCAGATGTCTAAAAATGAATGGTTGGCAATTAAATTACATGATGGTTTATATGATGATGCTAATAAACCATATTTAATGTCTTGGTCACCAGAAACAAAACCTCGCACTTCATTAATTTATATCATTCATCAGGCTGATTTAATGGCCGCTCGTATTGAGTTTGAACGTGAATGGAATCCAAAATTAAAAGATGGGGATAAAAAGAAAGTTAATAATTTTAGTTTAACTACTGAAAAGAAAGCTTCTAAACCAACAATTAAAACTAAAACATTAAGTTCAATTGAAAGTACAGGACTAATGAATATGTTAAATGATTTATGATAATACTAACAATAATATTAGGAATAATGGTCGTGATCTTAGGATACACGACCTTTAATCTTCTTAAAAAGAATGAACGACAAGAGGATATTTTAGCTGGTTATATGTCTTATTTAAATAAAATATCAGATACAATTGACTTTGCTGATAAGAAACTTAAAGAAGTAGACGCTAGGGGATCATTTGAATCAGATGATGAAGTAGGTTTTTTCTTTAAACAAATTAAACAATTGCAAGATATATTAAACGCTTTTAAAATTAAAAATTTATGATTGAGGTGAAAGCTAAGAAAAAATCCACTCAATATTTTACTCAAGATACTGAAGATGCTATAGTATTATATAATAATACTTCTGATTATGATGAGAAAGATAGAATATATAGAACACGTATACATTATGCTTTCTTTAAATTAACAGAAAATATTATCCATACTTTTAAATTTTACTACACTGAAGTAGATAATATTGAGGATTTACAACATGAAGTAATAACATTTTTACTTTCCAAAATCCATCTATTCAACCCAGCTAAAGGAGCTAAAGCATACTCATATTTTGGTACTATTGCTAAACGTTATTTAATTATTACTAATACTAAAAATTATAAAAAACGAGTAGATAAAGCACCTATTGAGGAAATTGAATCAAATGAAGATTTCTCATATACAATTGAAGAAGGATCAGCTCAAGATAAATTATCTAATTTTATTGATGAATACGTTTCACACTGTACTAAGAATATTTATACTTTATTTCCTAAAGAAAATGATGCCCAAATAGCTGATGCTATTTTAGAGTTATTCCGTAAGCGTGAGAGTATAGACATTTTTAATAAAAAAGCACTATATATATACATTCGTGAGATTATTGACGCTAAAACCCCTAAAATCACTAAGATAGCCGATAAATTATATATTGTATTTAAACAACATTATTTTTTCTATCTAGAAAATGGATATACAGATTTCCATCGTTGATATTTATAATTAAAATAAATATATGAGTAATGGTTTAGATAATGTTGTTTTTGGTAAAAAGAAATTCTCTGATTTATTAGAGGAGATTTATGATAATCAAAAAAAGAAAGAAAAACAAATATCTATATTAATTTCTGAGTTAAAACCACTTGTACAAAGTATAGGTGACGCTACTCTTATTGTTCCTTTAATTAAAGAATACTTAGAAATAAGTGTTAAAAATGATGAACAATTAATCAAAATGGCTACTATTATTCAACGTATTATGAATAATAACGCTAATAACACTGATGGTGGATTTGGTATTTCTGAAGAAGAAAAACAACAGTTATTAGCTGAAATAGATAAATTTAAAACTGAAGAATAATGGGTATAGATATATCATTCGGAACAGTTGGAATGAATAATGTTGTTTACACAACAGGAAATACCTCTAAAGTAAACACAAATTCTCAGTTAGCATCTGGAATAGGTACTCTTATAGCAGCTAGAGTAAAACATATTATACTTGATGACTCTGAAGAAGTTAATGGTGTTAATAATAGACATTTATTTAATAAATTTGGGGACTGGAGTAGTATAGGTACCATATTTTGGGAATATGTTAATAACCCAATTTCAGGAAGTGGATTTAATCAAAATCAATATGCTATACCTATTTTCCCAAATATTAAAAATTATCCATTAATTAATGAGATTATATATATAGCTCAATTACCCAATCCGAATATATCTTTAAATTTATCAACTAATTCTTATTATTATTTCCCACCACTTAATATGTGGAATAGCCAAATACATAACGCTATGCCTGGGTTTGATAATGATCCTTTAAATGATTTAAATCAACAAGTTGATTACCAAGAATCATTTCAAGGAGCTGTTAGAAAAATAGAAGATAATAGTTCTGAGATTTATTTAGGTAAGACTTTTAGTGAAAGAATAGAGACACATCCTTTATTACCATATGAAGGTGATATAATCTATGAAGGTAGATGGGGTAATTCTTTAAGATTAGGTTCAACAGTTAATAATTCTTATATACCTAATAATTGGTCTTCCACTGGTTCAAATGGAGACCCTATAACTATAATAAGAAATGGTCAAGCTGATTATATCTCTGATCCATGGATACCTGTAGTTGAAGATATAAATAATGATTTAACATCTATTTATTTAACTTCTAATCAAATTGTTCCTTTATTCGCTTCAAGTACAAATAATTTTTCATTTTCAACAAATACTACACAACCACCTACTAATGTAAGCCAATACGCTGGGAACCAAATTATTTTAAATTCAGGCAGATTAGTATTTAATGCTAAAAATGATTCAATAGTAGCATTAGCTAATAAATCAATACAATTATCATGCCAAGAAACAATAGGGATGGACGCTACTCAAATAGCATTAACATCTGATAAAGTTTATTTAGGATCATCAGAAGGTATTGAAGGAACTAGTTTACAATCAGCTATATTAGGAGAAAATTTAATAACTCAATTAACTCAATTAGTGACTAGTTTAAAAAGTTTAGCTACATCTGTAACTAACGCTATAGATTCTAATGGAGCTCCTATATCTGATTTTATAGTGGTAGGCACTAGTTTAAAAGCAACATGTGATGATATTTTAAAAGTACTTAATAAAAAACCAAACACTAATGGTAGTTTATTATCTAATAAGGTTAAAATAAGACAATAATTATGGCTGAAGAAGAATATAAATCTATCTTTAAAGGAAAAATAGTAGCTGAAGATGGAACCCCATTATCTGGAGTCAATGTTACCTTTAAAAGTAAAAATAATATAAGTGAACTAATAGCCTCAACTGGGGAAACAGACATATCTATTAACCCAACAACATCAGATGTTGATATAAAAGGTAATATTAAAGAAAACACTGTAACTAATGAAAATGGAGAATGGGAATTTTCATTCCCCACTACTGATATAAACCCAGATGATTTAACTATTACTTTTGAAAAAGAAAATTACGATTTAAAAAATATCACTAATCCTACTGTTACATCTGAAGTAACTTTAGTATTAGATATTCCTTTAAATGAGTTTGTACCTATAAATAGTTTGTCTACATCTGCTAAAAATAAATTTGAACAATATGAACAAGATAATGTTTTAGTTTTAGTTAGAGATGGTAGAATAGAAGCAGGACATCCTTTTTCTAAACCTGGTTCTGGGGGAAGAACAATTGGATCTATGTATTATAAAGGTCAATTAATAGCTTACACTGTTGAAGATATAGTTAGATATGACAAAAAAATTAATTTACAAACAGCTATCCCAGCTGGTGATTATTATATAAATTTAGATGTCACAGGTAATGATAATTTAACTAATAATTATGTTAAATTAAAAGGTAAAGGAAAATACCCAGCTAATTGGTCTCCAAATGTGACTAAAGGAGTATTTGCTAGAGTAGGAAATGATAATGCTAATGCTGTAAATGTAATTAATCCAAAATTTAATTTTGGTGGGGCTAGAATACATGCTGGGAGTAGTGAAAATAGCTCAGCTGGTTGTATAATAGTCTCTAATTTAAGAGATAATAAAGGTTATCTTATTGGAAATTCTTTAGCTAAATCATTTGAAATAACAAAATTAATTTATGATAATGATATAACTAGAATAATTATTATTGATGATTTTAAAAGAAGAATTTATAAAAAATAATAAATGGATAACACTAATAAAGTATATGAAGTCTCTAGGGTAACATTATTACCAACCCCAGATGTAACTTCTACAGCTAATAGTAAAATTAATGAACAGATAACTTCTAAGGAAGAAGAATTATCTAGACTTAAATCACAATTACCAACTCGTGATAAACTTATCCAATTTTTTAATGAAAATAAAGAAACTTTTAAAAGAATATTAATCCCATTTGTTATTAGCTTATTAGTAGCTTATGGTAGTAGTGTAGCTCAAGCTGTATTAGATGATATACCTTTAGATCAAATTATAGATATCTTAAAAGGAAAATGTCCTAGTCAGGCTAAAATAAAAGAATTAATTGAAAAACGTAATAAATTAGTTACTCAATTAAATAATAACTATGAGACTATTACAACTATGGCTAGTTGGACCGGTGTGTTATCATCAGTTTTACAAGGATTAAAAATTGGGGTCCAATTAGTTAAAGCAGTTCCCACCCCAGCACCAGCTGGTGTAGCTGCTTATCTTATTGAAGGTGAAAAACAAATAAATAACATTAGTAAAAGTATTAATTTAATCACTTTAACCACAGCTTCATTTGGGGTATTTTTTGGTTTAGTTATAAAATTATTAAACACATTAGATATATTATTACAACTATGCTCTCAAGATACTGGTATACCTTATGAACAAATAAATAATGAAATTAATGCTTTAAGTAATATAACTATAGAAAATCAAAATGATAATACATATAAAGGATTTAATCTAGTTGTAAAAATTGATGAAACAAATGAAAGTCAATATATAAGAAGATATGCTGCCGCGGAAAATAAGCAAGGTATTCCTATTTTAAAAACAGACTCCTCATTTGCCTCAGATCCAACTGTATTAATAAATCAATTAAAATTCATAATAGATTCAAATCCTAATATAACAGCTGAATAATTAAATATTTATAATAGATATGAAAACAGATGCTCTAAAAAAATTAATAAAAGAAGCAGTACGTGAAGCAATTCAAGATGAATTAAAAGATATTCTTCTTGAAGCAGTGCGTGCTCCTAAAACAGTAGTACAAGAAACATATGCTGGTGCACAACCATCATATAGTTCACAACCAGTAATAGCCCAATCAAATGGAACAACTGTAAATCATGATCTTAGACGTAATCTAAGAAGTATGATTGGAAGTGAATTTGACACAGTTGTTACTGCTAATTCATCACACGCTCAACCATCTTATACTCCTCCACCTGTTAATACAGCTGGTGAAGGATCAAGTTTACCTGGTGGAGAAGTAGGTTTAGATCAAATAATGGGATTAATGAACGCTAAATAATGGCATATAGAGTACCAAATATAAACCCAATAGATGTTGGTGGAAGAGTAGCGATTGGGGTATCTGTACCTTTTAACAATATAGCTGTTTTCAATCAAACATATTCCACTAGCACTCAAATTAAATCAAATATAATTAATTATGTTTTAACTAGAAAAGGCGAAAGAGTACTCAACCCTGATTTTGGATTAGGCCTTGAAGAATATATATTTGAAAATATAGATAATAACACATTAACTACTATTCAAAATGTTATCACTGATGGCTTAACAAATAATTTCCCAAATATCATATTACAGAGTGTCACAGTAACTCCAGATTATGATAATAATGCTATTAATATTAAAATAAGATATTACACTATTGAAGGTAATATTAACGAAATAAATGTATCTATATAAACATGGCTTCTGAGAATAGAAATATAAATTATCTAAATAAGGATTTTAATCAATTTAGGACATCTCTTTTTGATTACGCTCAAACTTATTTCCCAACATCATACACAGATTTTTCTCCTTCCTCTCCAGGAACTATGTTTATAGAGATGGCTGCCTATGTAGGAGATGTTATGTCTTTTTACTTAGATAACCAAATACAGGAAAATTTTATTCAATATGTAAGACAGCAAAATAATATTTATGCTTTAGCTTATATGTTAGGTTATAAGCCTAAGGTAACATCTGTATCAACAACTAATATTGAAATCTACCAGAAAGTCCCAGCTGTAGGTAATCAACCTGATTTTACATACGCTTTAAATATAGCTGAAAACTTATCAATTCAGTCTCCAACAAACATAGCGTCAAAATTCTTAATTCAAGATCCAGTTGATTTTTCTTTTTCAAGTTCATTGGACCCAACAGATATAACAGTTTTTGATAATAACTATTATTTATTAAAAAAGACTAGAAAAGCTATATCAGCTGAAATTAAAACTACAACATTTACTTTTACAAACCCTCAAAGATTTCAAACTGTAGAAATAAATGATTCTAATATAATAGGTATTTTAGATATAACTGATAGTGACGGAAATAAATGGTATGAAGTACCATATCTAGCTCAGGAGATGGTTTTTGATACTATTAAAAATACTAATATTAATAATCCTACTTTCTCATCAGATAATGGAGATACTCCATATTTATTACAACTTAAAAAAGTTCAAAGAAGATTTACAACTAGAATATTAAATCCAACTGTATTACAAATACAATTTGGAGCTGGTACTAACACTCAAAATAATGATGAAGAAATTACACCTAATCCTGAGAATGTTGGTTTAGGTTTACCTTATAAGCAATCTAAATTAACAACAGCTTACTCACCAACAAATTTCTTATTTACAGATACTTACGGGATAGCTCCATATAACACAATTTTAACTGTTAGATATTTAACAGGTGGTGGTTTACAATCAAATGTAACAGCTGGTACTTTAACTGTCATTAATAATCCTAGTTTAATTCAATTTCAAAATGCTGGTTTAGATGCTACATTAGCTAATGCTGTTTTTAACAGTGTAGCTGTCTTAAATCCATTTTCCTCAGATGGGGGAGGAGCAGGTGACTCAGATGATGACATAAGAATGAAAGCCATGAGTACATTCACTACTCAACAACGAACTGTGACCTTAGATGATTATATGGTTAGAGCTATGTCATTACCTTCTGATTATGGTAATATAGCTAAAGTATATGTTGAGTCTGAAAAACTTTCAAATCTACTACCAGGTGAAACTCCATCAATATTAAATTTATATGTTTTATCATATGATGTTAGTAAAAAATTAAGAACAGCTTCCTCAGCATTAAAACAAAATTTATCTACTTATTTATCACAATATAAAATGATGAATGATTCTATTAAGATTAAAGATGCGTTTATTATTAATATAGGAGTAGATTTTGAGATTGTTGTTTTACCTAATTATAATAATAATTTAGTTGTATCTAATTGTATAACTAAATTAAAAGATTATTTTAATATTGATAATTGGCAAATTAATGAACCAATATTACTAAGAGATCTATATATTATGTTAGATAATGTAGATGGGGTACAAAATGTTAAAACAGTAAACATAACAAATAAATATGGTTCATTATTAGGATACTCTAATTATTCATATGATATACCTGGAGCTATAATAAATAATGTTATTTACCCATCATTGGACCCAATGGTTTTTGAAGTTAAATATCCTGATAATGATATTAAAGGTAGGGTTGTACCATTTTAATTTTTTATATTTATAACAAATGGCTATATATAAAATATTCCCTTCAAAAGACGCTACAATCTATTCTAGATACCCAGATAAAAATACTGGGTTAGATGAGATTTTATCTGTTAGTATTGAAGATGCTCAAGACAGTGGTAACCCTCAAGTTAGTAGAATTCTAACTCAGTTCTCAGATGATGAAATATCTGATGTTATAAACAATAAAATCAATGGGGCTGCTTGGAGTGCTTCTTTAAGATTATACGCCTCAACTATAAATGGTTTAAATGAAAATTTAATCTTAGAAGCATACCCAATATCAGGATCATGGAATATGGGTTCTGGAAAATACGCTTATAATCCTGAATATACAAATGGTGTAAGCTGGACTAGTAGATCATCATTAAATACAAATAATTGGATTACTTCCAATTTCCCAGCTGGAATTACAGGATCATATGGAGTTGAAGCTGGTGGTGGTAATTGGTATTATAATAGTAAAGTAACACAATCTTTTTCATATTATTCTGATAAAGATATTAATATAAATGTAACATCCATAGTTAACAATTGGGAAAATAATACCATTGTTAATAATGGTTTTATTATTAAACAACAAACTGAGTTTGTAGATAGTCTTGAGTATAACAATACTATGGATTATTTTTCAAGAGATACTCATACTATTTACCCACCCCAATTAGAATTTAAATGGAGAGATTATTCTTGGAATACAGGTTCATCAACATTAACTATCTTAAATACATTACCTGTTTTTATAGATATAGCTGAAAACCCAGGTGTTTTTTATCCTGAGAGTGTTAATAGATTTAGAGTAAATGCTCGACCTGAATACCCGACTAGAGTATTTCAAACAACTTCATATTATACTCATAATTATTATTTACCAACAGCTTCATATTATGCTGTTAAA